ACATATATATGGCAAAGGAAGTTAAAACAAAAAAAGATATCAATGTAAATATTGATACTAAGAACGTGGACATTAAGATTACACGTAAAGACGGAAACACGGAAGTTGAGTTAGATACTCCTATCGTAGACGTTAAGTATACTAATGACGAAGATGGTAAAGACCTTGATATTAAAGTTGGTCCATTAGAAGCATTATGTCAAATTGTTACGCGAGTAATTAAAAAGAAACGAGGGTAATACGCGGGCGCACATCACGTGGCGCGACGCACGTACGTATAGGGGGGTAATACCCCCTTTTTTTTTATCGTATGTTTAACGTGCGTTTAACGGGTTTTGAACAATGAACAAACGGATGTGGAAAACTTTTGCGAAAATTTTTTACTCAAAGCTTGCACACAAAGGTTTTTGTCTTTATATTTGCGTATAAACTTAAAACATCGCAAGATATGAAAGCAACCACAACACGAATTATTAAGGCTCATCAGCTTCACGAAGCACGAGCATTTCTCGACACCTATTTCGAGAACTATCCCAACGAAGGTTACTTCAACGGAAGTATCAGGGATATCGCCATTTGGTTATCTCAACCGCAATGGACAAACAACGGATACCCGAAAGATGTAGTACTCGGGTTCTTCCACGACTACGCACAACAATTAAAAATCACACAAGTAAATTTCTAACCTATGAAAGCAGAAGCAAGAAAAGCGTATGAGAAGTTACGCAAGTTAAACATCGCAGTCCAATGCGGAGACGAATGGAAAGAACGCACTGGAGAAGATAGAGGTCACTTTTGGATATGGTGCGAAGGAGTAACCGATGAAACCGAAGAGCACATCGATTACTACGGCATCTTTTGGGGAAGCGACCAACTCAACGAAATCTTAGACCAACACGGGTTATGGTTCGAATGGCAGAACCCCGGTGTCGCAAACGTTTATTCAATCGATTAACAATTTAACCACGGGGGGTGCGCATCCTCAACGCACATTTTAAAAACCCAATTTATTATGAACACAAATCAAGTATCAATCGAACAAGCCATTGCTTTAGTAGAAAACCAATTAGGGAGCGTATTCACGAAAGAAGACGTAATCAACCTAATCAACCGCATCGAGTTACCAAAACCCGCTATCGCAACGGAGTTAACACCCGAACTCAAAATCCAAGTCCTTAACGAGTATGAGTCGACAATTAAGAGATACGTCTCTAGGAATTCCGACGAAGAGATAATTGACATAGACTCGGCAGACTTTACTATCGGGTACGGCAACCGCATCGAAATCGATAGTATCAGTATTGACACCGATAGACTCGAAGATATAATCGAGAACGCAGTCGAGGAAATTATTACGGAGTTAGAAGACGAAATCTACCAACGCGACAAGGAGAAGGAAGAAATAGAAGAACCTACCGCGGAAGGCATATTAGAGGATGTCCAATCAATCACGGATACCCACAATTCGCAAATAGAGGCTCAACACGACACTTTCTCGGAAGCTGACGGAGGACAAGTCGCGGAAAGCAATTAAGTCCATTAAACGAAAAAAGGGGGTGTTGCCACCCCCTCAATTAAAAACCACAATCAATTAGAACAATACAAAGATATGAAAAATAACAAACAAACCAAACGATACACATTGCAAGAGCCAGTGGAGTGTCAAACATGTTACGGAGAGGGCACTGTAGAAGTTGGACCGATATGTTGTAAACCCGCATCCGAATGTTGCGGGGGTTGTTACGAAACTCAAACGTGTTACGTATGCGAAGGCACCCGAGTTATATGGATAGACGAAGATGACGATGAAATGTTAGACAAGGCACTAATGCTTCATTCAGTCAGGTATCGGTTACGAGCATTTAAAGATTTACAAATCGGAGTAGATTTAGAATCTGCTAAAATGGGAACGCAAGAATTTACCGATAACATGATAGAGCGTATAGACCTCATCAAGTCCATATCAAGTCTATCAAGATTAGAGGACGCATTAATAGAAGAAATCAACGGCATTGCACAAGTACAAGCAGAATATAACCTTAACAAATAAAATCACAATTATGAACCAACAATTAAGAACACCATTCGAAGAGCAAGCTATCGGAATTATCGAAGGCAGAATTAAAGCGCCATCCGTACATTTCGAGGGAAAGGAAATACCATTTACCTTTTACCAAATCAACGTACACCTTTCACAATTAAGCCTTATGGCAAAGGGCATCAAGTTTAGGGGAATACAGTTAAGACACTTTAAGGATTTTTACGGACTTAAAGGTAGAAGCGCAAAAGCATGCAAGGACGAACTAACAAAACTAAAAGAGCATTATGGGTACTAAAATGATATTCACGATTAGATGGTGGAAATGCAAGGCGCATCACACACACGTGCGAGGGAGTTTTAATTACGAATTATACACAAAGATATGTCAAGTCAAGATAGAGCAAAATGTATAAGGGAAGACCAACCTTATGAAAGCAGATTTCCGTTATTCAAATTTCGGATAGATTGTTGGGCATACAAAACTGCAACAAGCCGTAGATTTAAAGCCTACAAAATAGTTTACGCAGAGAGTTATAGAGAAGCAGTAGAAAAGGCAGATACCTTCCCGCCACTCATTATCGGTGTAAGGTGTGTTGCACAAGTCGTCAAAATTTCTTAACTTAGCAAATGAAAAGCAACCAATCAATTAAGACATTTCTCACAACCCCTTTACCAAAAATAGTTCGTGGTTGCTCTATTAGCGGTAAGGGGGTTTTTAATTCCACAAAGTATTATGAACAAATTAGAGTGGTTCAAGTTCAGTCCATCGGATTGGACTATGGGCAGAATTTCACGGGTACCCGTATCCGTACAAGGCGAGTTTATCCGATTATGTTGCGTTTATTGGAACCGCGGTTGCAGTATGACCGAAGCAGAGGTTCGTATGGAATTGTCCCCAAACGCGTACAAAAGATTGTCCCTAACGAACGTTCTTAAGCAAGACGGGGTGCAGACTCGGATTTTATTTTTAGACGCGCAGATGCAAGAAATCGACAATATGCGAGAATTAGCAAGTAAGGCGGGAAGAGCAAGTGCAGAGGCACGTAAGCGCAAGGCAAGTTCAACACCCGTTCAACGGAATCCAACAGAGATAGATAAAGAGAAAGAGAAAGAATTAATAGATACTGATATATATCGGGAATTCGAGCATCTCAAAATTACTGTCGGGGAATTTAAGAAGCTAAATCAGGAGTATAGCGAAGACACTATCGAGCATATATTAGATAGCATCGAGAACTACAAACACAAGGAGCACTACAAGTCCCTATACCTTACGGCACGCACGTGGCTCAAAGACAAGCCCAAGAAGGTAAACAATGTAGTAAGCGACCAAGAGCAGATTAAGGACGTATACGCAGAGAACGTAATGAAAAAGTTAGGCAAATGATAGAGAAGAAAGGTATACACCTCGAGTATCTATACAATGTCAAGGACGGAAAGATTAAGCAAGGTTTAGGTATAGGATGTCGATTAGACGAATACTTACGCTTTAAGCCACGACAGTTATGCATCATACTCGGACACGATAATGTCGGCAAGACGTACTTTACCACTTGGTATTTTCTTAACCTCGCAGTTCAGCATAACATCAAGTGGTGCATATGGTCGGGAGAAAATCAGTCGGGAACGATAATACGAGATATGATACAAATGTTAAGCGGTCAGCCGTTTAGTCAATTAACCAATACCGATATAAACTCTTACGCAAATATCATCTACTCGCATTTCGATTTTGTCGACAATACCAAGATGTATAAACCGCAAGAACTTCTAAAGGTCTTTGAAGAGTCCGACTGTCAAGCAGCACTTATTGACCCTTACACGGGACTTGATAGGGATATGACATTCGAAAGCAATTACCGATTTCTAAACGAGTGCCGTCACTTTTGCAATCGTACCGGGAAGACCATCTACATCAATACTCACCCCGTCACGGGTAGCGGGCGCGCGGGTAACGTATACGCGGACAAGCACATGTGGGCGGGACACTTACGCGCACCTATGAAGGATGATATCGAAGGCGGGAAGGCATTTTGCAATCGAGTCGATGATATGATAGTCGTACACCGATTAACAAAGCACGAAACGATGAGGTTCTATACATTAGTGTCAGTCGAGAAGATAAAGGACGTAGAGACGGGTGGTAGGAATACGCTTATGGACGAACCGATATTATTCGACTACAATAGAGGATTAGGATTTACAAACGAGGGCAAGGACACCCTTAAGAATTATCGATTACTTAAAAACCAACAACAAACAATATGGAAACAAGGCAAATAGAGTTATTAGATTGGATACGCATCAAAGCCAATATGGGAATATTATTTTACAAGATTAAATATTCACTTGAGGAGATTCAGCGTAAGCGTCCCGAACGTGTCGATTATATCGAGTCTATGGAACTTTCGTTGCAATGGGTCGCTGAGGTCTCGGAGTTTCTAAATGCCATCGAGAAAACGCAAATAATTATGTCAAGCGAGAACTCACGATTGCACCACGAGATTATGATACTCAAAAGTAGGATAACCAAGTTAGAGCAGATAAATCAGAAACTATTCGAGAATGCCACGTTGTAAGAATTGCAAGGAGAAATTTACCCCGTCTCACTTTAATCAAAAGTATTGCTTTAATCAAGAATGCGTCAGGGCATGGTGCAAGGAAGCAGACGATAAAAGATGGAAGGAGAAAGTAAAAACATACAAGAAGCAAACGGAAATGAAATCATTACCGAAGTTAGCCAAGCATTACTTCCACGCATATATTAGATTACGGGACAAGGATAACGGGTGTATCAGTTGCGGGAAGCCATTTAACGGCAAGTATGATGCGGGGCATTTTTGGAATAGCAACAACCACGCGAGTATTAGATATGACGAAGACAATGTGCACGGGCAATGCGTAACTTGCAATCAGCACTTACACGGGAATTTGTTAGAGTATCAACCTCGATTATTAAACAAGATAGGGCATTACAATTATGCACGATTAGAAGACCTACGGCACAAGCACGTACAATGGACTAACGATCAATATCAAGAGATAATAAAAACTTACAAGAGCAAAGTAAAAAACTTGGAAAAAGGCTTGCAGGAATGAGTTTAAATTATTAGCTTTGCGTATAAACTTAAAAACCACAACGGAATGCACACAGACAATTTAATACCGACACTCCACGTAGGACAAGCGGTAGAATGGCGCGGAGGGTTTGGTAACGAACCTCCCGAAACAGCAGTAGTAATTGCAATTGAGTTATGCCACGACGGGCATAAATACGGGCAAGAGGTTAACTCGGTACTATGGCAAGAGGTAAGCAATAAAGTAGTAGTCACATTAAACAACGGACACTGGGCATACGGCACTCAAATTAAACCAAGTAAACAATACACGAATGGAAGGTAAAAAGCGCAAACGCATTATTAACGCAAGGCTTGTAGTAGCCGAGTTAATCAAAGAAGAACGAACGTTATGGAAAGACTACAATTTCACAAGTCACGATGTTAATGCTACTGAGAAAGAAATCGAAATGACCAAGTGGAAATGGTGGTCAGTTAAAGCTTTACTCCGAAGATTAAACATAGACGAAACTACATTAACCACGAATAATTAGTAACCCCAAAAACCAATATAATGAGTAGAACAAAAAAGTTAGTAGAGGATTTAACAACCCCACAAGAGCAAGCAGATTATGGCGAGCAAAGGTATCGGGATGAGGTACTCACGGAGCACCCACCCGTATCGGACGTATTACCAACGGGTAGCATATGGCAAGCCATTGCAAACTTTCAAGCGGAGGTACCAATTCTAATACAAAATTCAAGCGCAAGCAAGTACACTTATGTTGACCTCGCGGAAATTGTAAGAGTAATTACACCGATACTCCGAAAGCACAATTTAGCATACATTCAACCATTAACGAATGAGAGCGAGATAACGACAATATTGTTCCACACGCTTACGGGTGAGCAAATAAAGAGTAGCGTCAAGATACCCATTGTCGAACTCGATTACATGAACATTTACCAATCTATCGGAAGCGCAATCAGTTATTATCGGAGGTACTCCATATCGGCAATGTTAAATTTAATCAGCGAAAAGGATACTGACGCGCAAGGTAGTGCCAAGAAGATACAACCTAACGCATACGCACCTAAGCCATACGTCGAACCCAAAAAGTCAATTACTGATGAGCAGTTAATCAACGCTATGGAATTAATAGACAAAGGCGAATACACACTTGACAAATTACAAGTCAACTATTATCTCAGCCAAGGTCAAATTCAAACACTAAAAGCAAAGTATGGCACTAAAAATTAGATGTTCAGCAATCGGAAAAATTATGACTAACCCCCGAAGCGGGGTTGGTCTTTCCGAAACGACAAAGGCATATATCCAAGAGTTATTTCTCGAATACGAGTATGGCATACGAAAGGAGTTTTGGAGTAGATACACCGACAAAGGTATTGCCGTCGAAAAGGATAGTATACGTCTTGCAAACGAAGTTCTCGATTGGGGACTTACCGAAGAATACATAGAGGAAGGCGGGCAAGAATACTTTAAGAACGAATGGATACACGGGTCAACCGATGTCTTTACCGATTGGATGTTAGCAGACGTTAAGAGTTGTTGGTCGGGAACAACATTCCCGTGGTTCGAGGAAACGCTTAAATCTAAAGACTACTACTACCAACTCCAAGGGTATATGTGGCTCACGGGACATGACAAGTCAGACCTCGCATATTGCTTAGTAAACACACCCGAACAAATGGTACTTGATGAGATACGCAGAGAGCACTGGAAGCAAGATAGTGTTTGGCAAGGTGATGAGAATTCCGACATCGTAGATTTTGTAAGAGCCAAGCACACATTCGACCATATCCCTAAGGAGAACCGAGTAAGAAATTACGTCATAGAGAAAGACGAAAAGACTATCGAAGCTATTAAAGAGCGCATCTTACTCGTTAGAGATTATTATGAAACATTACGGGAAAGCGAAGAGATAAGAAATAAAATTATAGCACAATAGAATAATTAAAAAACAATTACTAATTTTAAAGCACAATATAAACATGGAAAAGAAATTCGAGAACAAAGGAAAAGCATGGGCGAACGTCAAAAAAGATAAGCCTACACAACCCGATTGGAAAGGGAAAGGAAATTACAATGGAGTAGAGTTTGAAATCTCAATGTGGTTTAACCACCCCAAAGGTGATGAGGACAACGGAAGTTTCTCCATTAGTTTCCAAGAGCCTTACGTTAAGAAAGAGCAGACTAATACATCAACGTTTAGTCCAAAGAACTACGCGATAGGAGAAGCCAATAAAATGTTCAGTCGGGATATTGCACAACAATACGAAAGCGACCAAGAAGATATTTTTTAACAAATGGGAATGATAGAAAAAAGAGTAGAATATTTAAGAGCGCGAGTGCGTGAAGTCTTAAAGACAAGAACTAAGAATAGTATTGTAATCGAAATTAAAGAAACGGCTAATACTTTTCATCAGTTCAATCTTGATAGATTTTTATTTCACGAGGACGTTAAATATAGCACACTACAAAAGATAGACGAGTTTATTACTAACCTAGACAATACCCCTCCTAATCGAGGGGTTTAGTTTTTATATGTGTCTTGCAATTCTTTACAAATATCACAACGAATGGGTAGCCATTATAAGGAAATTTGGCGAACGTAATTATGCAGAGGATATAGTGCAAGAAACATACATAAAGATTTACACGTCAGGCGCGTGCGCGAAGGCGGTAGTTAATCAAGAGGTAAACCGAGCATTTGTATGGATAGCTTTAAGAAACAATTACTTATCGTTTGCTAAGGAGAAAGCGAAAGCAATAAAGGTAGGAGATGAGGTCTTAAAGAATTTAGAGTATCAAAACACGAGTATAGATTTACATTTAGCAAATGACAAATTAGAGGTTATAATTTTAAATGAAATAGCAAAGTGGGATTGGTACGACTCAAAGTTATTTTTGATATACATAAACGAGGACAAAAGTTTTAGGGTACTGAGTAAGGAAACACGAATTGGGTTAAGCAGTATAGCTAATACGATTAAGGCTTGCAAGGAGCGAGTAAGGGCGCAATGCGGTGAGGACGTAGAAGATTACTTAAATGGAGAATATGACAAGATATAAAATAAATAAGTGGCGCGATAGGTTACTGCATTTGTTGGCGGGAATTGCAATCGGATATTTATTGTTTAACCTTTAAATCAGAATAAGATGACAGCAGTAGAATGGTTAGAAGATGAGTTAAAAGCAAATCTAAAGAAAGTAATATTAGAAGGTGACTCTGAATTGATGGAAAGTTTATTTGAACAAGCCAAAGAAATGGAGAAGGAGCAGATTAAAGATGCTTATTATAAGGGAGGGGATGATTTGACAAAAATGCATTTTATAGAATCAGAACAATACTACAAATTAACCTTTAAATCAGAATAAGATGATAGTAATAGCCGCATTTATTGTATCAGTACCTTTATGGTTTATTGCTGCAGAAATAAAAGACATAAAAAACAAAATAAGATGAAACAAAAAGAATATAAGCCAACCCGACAAGATAAAAGCAGAGAGAAGATAGCAGGTATTAGTACGTTAATATTATTATCTACAATATCTATACTGTTAATATACAAGTTAATTGTTACATTAATATAATTGCAATATGCCAAAACGAAAGAGTGAAGGAGTAGGCGATACGGTACACAAGGTACTTAAAGCCACAGGAATTGATCAGGTGGCAAAATTCTTATTAGGGGAAGATTGCGGATGCGATGAACGCAGAAAGAAGTGGAACCAAAAATGGAGGTATCATACACCACAATGTTTAACCGAAGAGTATTACCAGTGGTTAAAGGAATGGTTTATTAGAAACCCAACTAAGGTAAAATCAATCGAACAAGAAAAGCTATTAGAAATATACAATCATGTTTATCACTACAAGAAACGAGAAATGACATCTTGCTCATCTTGTGTAAGTGAAATGATTGGAGAGTTGTATGTAATTTATCAAGACTATGGAGATAACGTTTAAACGGGTACCGCTAAATGAGGTAAACTTAAATCCGAATAACCCACGGATAATTAAAGACGACAAGTTTAAGAAGCTTGTAAATTCAATTAGGGAGTTCCCTGAAATGTTAGAGATTAAGCCAATTATTGTTGACGAGGACAACGTAATACTTGGTGGTAACATGCGATACATTGCATGCAAGCAGTTAGGACTTACGCACGTACCGGTGGTAACCGCGTTAAATCTAACGGAAAGCCAAAAGCAAGAATTCTTAATAAAGGACAATGTAAGTTATGGAGAATGGGATTGGGATGCTTTAGCTAACGAGTATGAATTTGACAACCTTATTGATTGGGGTGTTGATGTAGTTACTTGGAAATCGGACTACACTCCCGAGTACAACCCAGTGTTTGACACGAGCGACGTAACGCGTGAAGAGGTAGAAAAACGAGCGCACGAACTTGCTAAGAATATGGTAAAGACAATGCAGTTAACAACAATTTGTTGCCCTGAATGCGGATATGAGTTTGAGGTATCCTGACATATCAATTAAGTTTGAAGGGGAAATTTATATCATAGAAAAGATATACGTAACCGAATTAAATTGGATAATGATACGCATGTATAACGAGCGTACACGTATGTACACCACGCGTTGCTTAGGTCAGTACGATGCGGAAAACAATTTTATAACCGATGAATTACGAAGAGATAGCCAATAAATTAAATGAGGTGGAATGGAGGTTTGCAAAAACAATGCCTGAGCATCCGCACTCATACACGTTACGTAAAGATTGGGAAAGTAATGCCGAATTCGATATGGTAGTAAACTACATACGTGAACACGGGAAAGAGGAACCTTTTTGGAAAGCAAGATACATTTATTTGTACATAGGAGATTATAAGTATTGGACAATGGGCGCGCCAATAAACGAAACAATTTTAATTAATAAAGCCAAAGTATGATTATTGAAGTAAAACAACACCGAGTAAAACACGGGGACGTAATGCAGTTAGCCGTTCCGAACAACCTATTGCCTAACGAGAAGGCACACATTTTTTATAGTGACCCGCCATGGGGTAAAGGTAACATTGCATATTGGCAAACAATGAATGTCAAAATGAATGAAGGAGTACAAAGAAGTGACATTGAATATAATGCTTTTGTTAAGCAGATATTTAATCTTGCCGCAGTGTACACTAAGGATGATGGAATTGTATTTATTGAGTACGGATGCAAGTGGGCAGATGATATTATTAATATGGCAAAAACATACGGGTTATTGCATATTGCAACGGCAAAGCCATTGTATCGTAGCGGAAGTAAGTTATTGCCACTCGACCTTCACATCTTCTCTAAAAGACCAATAACCCTCGAAAATGGCTATTTAGACGCGATTTGCGACACTTACGGGCTCGATACGCTCCGTCAGGCCGTCCGACCATTCGTAAAGCCGTTAGAGATAATCTTTGACCCTTGTTGCGGAATGGGGTATTGTGCGCAGATAGCTATCGAAAACAATATGGCATTTCGAGGTAACGAATTAAATAGAGCGCGCTTGCAAAAAACAATCAATAGATTAGAAAAAGCAACGAAGTAAGATGAAGTATCATTCAGCCTTAAACAAGGACATAGATAGTTTAGAAAGCACCCCATTGTATCGCAACAATTGGGGTGTTGCTTTTCAGCACGATGTTACTCAGGTACTCCCGAACGAGTATGATAAATGTGATGTAATGTATAGTGAGATTGCATGGACTGGTGGCTTAACAAAGTTTAACGAAAGAGCGGATGCATTAAATACTTATCAAGAGTATATCAATGGAATTAACGAAATCTTATTAGACCACGAGGATATCCCAATATTTATTGTAGCGGGCAAGAAAGAGGGTAAGATGTTAAATCAAAACTACTTAACAATTGCATCTAAATTGAACGGAGCAGATTGCGTAGTATATTGTTATGGTGTATTGCCTGATATGTATTTGCATTTGTCGAGTTCAGTGTTAGTGCAAGCAGATTGTAAGCAGTTAATTATTGAGTTAGCTAAAGTACATAATTGCATAGGGGATTTTTGTTGCGGTTACGGGCGCGCGGGTTTAATATTTACGCAACACAACAAACGTTATGTAATGAGCGACTACAACGGAAAGTGCATAACATATATTAAAGATTATTATGAGGGTATATAAAAAAGCTAACGTATATGATGCAGCCTTAGAGCGCATTAGATATTTGTTTAATGAGTTTGACAACATAATTGTAGGTTATAGCGGGGGTAAGGATAGCACGATTTGTTTAGAGCTGTCATTGATCGTTGCCAAGGAATTAAATAGGCTACCGTTAAAGGTTATGTTCTTAGACCAAGAAAGCGAGTGGCAAGGAACGATTGACATTGTAGAGGAAGTAATGACGCGGGAAGATGTAGAACCAATGTGGTTTCAAATTCCAATCAAGATGTCTAACAACGCAAGTAGTTACGAACGCTTTGCACAATGTTGGAACCCTGAGACACCCGACAAGTGGGTACACCCTAAGCACCCGTTATCTATTAAGGAAAATACATACGGAGATGATACGAGGTTTCACGATATGTTTGCAGCAATACTCAAGAAGGACTACGCGGACACACGTACGTGCTACATAGCGGGCGTACGCACGGACGAAAGCCCTAAACGATTTGTAGCCTTAACATACCACCCGACATACAAGTGGATAACGTGGGCAAAGAAATTAAATCGAGGTCAAGAGCATTACACGTTTTATCCGATATATGATTGGAATACTCAGGACGTATGGAAAGCTATTCATGATAATAATTGGTTATACAACAAGCGTTACGATGATTTCTACCAAAAGGGTATGAATGTACGTGAGATGCGTATCAGTAACCTACACCACGAAACTGCATTACAATCGTTACTACGCGTGCAAGAGATAGAGCCAGAAACGTGGTTAAGATTGCAAGCACACATTGAGGGAGCAAATAGTTTAAAGCACCTACAATTTAACGCGTTTACTTGCCCGAAAGAATTGCCATATATGTTTGAGAGTTGGGAAGAGTACGCATACCATTTAGCAGACAACATTATACAAGACCAAGAGAATAAAGATAAGTTTTATCACAAGGTCGGGTTAGAGTTAAAGATATACGAGCAACAACCAATACGTAACGAGTTTTTCCGAACAATGATTACTACGATACTCAGTAGCGATTGGGATTTTACCAAGTTTGTTAATTGGCAAGTAAGACCTGACGTTTATGGCTACCGAACGTTTATGGCGGGAAAACGAGATAAGAGTATGATGTTAGATACGAGATGGTTTAGCTTAGAGCAGTTACAAGAATTATTTACAAGTTTAGGAATAAAACATGAATAATATGGAAAATTTTGCGTGGGTAGCTATATTGATAGTTATGGTAATAGTATTAATGAAAAACTTATTAGATAGAGATGAAGAATATTGAAGACATAAAGGAAGACCTTAAGGCTTACTTAAACACGGGCGATAACCCCATTGACAAGATAGAAGAATTAAGAGCATTTATTCACGAGTGCAGTCCTATACAACAACCAATAGATTACGTCCGTTGGGTAGATGTAAACAAAGTAAAACCAAATGACTACAACCCAAATTCCGTGGCTAAAGTAGAAATGGGGTTATTATACAAGTCAATCAAGCACGACGGATACACGCAACCCGTTGTAACTATATACGACCAAGAGAAAGACGAATACGTAATTGTAGATGGTTTCCATAGATACTTTACTTGTAAGAACAACCAAGATATTAAAGACCGCAATAGCGGACGTCTACCGATAGTAGTTATCAAAAAAGACCTGAACGAGCGGATGGCTGCAACAGTGCGCCACAATCGAGCAAGAGGTAGTCATAGCGTAAGCGGGATGTCAAGTATGGTGTTTCAAATGTTAGAGAACGGATGGGAAGACCACGAGGTATGCAATCATTTAGGAATGGAACCCGATGAACTCCTTAAGTTAAAACATATTACAGGGTTCTCTAAGTTGTTTAAAGATGCTGAATATTCAAGAGCATGGGAAACAAAACGTATGATTAAAATCAGGAAAGAAAATGAACAAAGAGAAGCCGAGCAATAGAAAAGAACCTATCAAAACTTCACATACTAAAAAAGCGTTACTCGAAGCGTTAGATAAAAGTTTAGGTGTGGTCACTACCGCGTGTAAGATAGCGGGTGTAAGCAGACGTACATACTATGATTACTACAACAAGGATGCTGATTTCAAGGAGCAAGCAGATGACATTGGAAACGTGGTTATAGATTTTGCCGAGAGCAAATTACATAAGGCTATTGAGCAAGGGAACATAACGGCAATCATATTTTACTTAAAGACGAAAGGTAAAGATAGAGGATACGTAGAGCGAGTAGAGAATTATTATAGAAATGACGGAACTAATTTCCCTGATTGGTTAGATGACAATGAGTAAAGCCAACCCCAATTTCATATACTTAAAGAAGCAAGTACCCGATAACCGAGTAACCTTGTTGCAAGGGGGTACGCGTTCGGGAAAGACTTATGCGGTAATCTATTACTTGATATGGTTATGCAAGACGTACAAGGATGCGGGGTTAGAAATAGACGTATGTAGGGACACGTACTCTGCGTTAAAGGCAACTGCTTGGAAGGATACAAGAGATGTCCTAATAAGACACGGGTTATATAGAGATGATATGCATAACAAGACTGACCACGTGTATAACTTGTTTGGCAATTATATTTCATATTACGGAGCAGATAACCCTGACAAGATACACGGACGCGCGCGTGACATACTATGGATAAACGAAGCACACCAATTCCCCGAAGAGACTATCGACCAATTAATGCCAAGGACAAGGCATCGAATTATAGCTGACTACAACCCCGCGTTACCCGTAGAGCATTGGTTAGATAAGTACATTGATAAGTACCCGCCACTGGTAACAACGTATAGGGACAACCCATTTCTTACACGAGCGCAGATAGAGGATATAGAGAGCAAGATATCAAACGCATATTGGTGGAAGGTATATGGTACGGGTGAGCGCGCACAACCTACGGGTAGTATCTTTAACAATTGGATTTTAGGAGAATTTGTACCTAGCGAGTTAAGCGGGTTCGGTCAAGATTACGGCTTCTCGAATGACCCTACAACCCTTGTTGAAGTAGCGATTAACAAAGGTCAACGCACGTTGCATTTAAAGGAGTGCTATTTTGAAACGGGTTTAAACACGGGGCAGATATATGAACTCAATAAAGAATACGCGGGGGATAGATTAATCGTAGGGGATAGTGCAGAGCCAAGGCTAATCTTTGAGTTATTTTCAAGGGGGTTAAATATCGTTGAAGCAGTTAAAGGTACGGGTAGTGTAACGGGGGGTATCTCCTTAATGAACGAGTACCAAATAATCATTGACCCGAAGAGCAAGAACTTAATTAAGGAGTTTACCAATTACTCGTGGATTGACAAGACTAATAGAAGCACACCAAGGGATGAATGGAACCACGGGATAGACGCTATCCGATACTTAGTAACTAAACTTTTAAATAACCCTCATCAAGGGAAGTATTACATTGGGTAACACAAAACAAACAATTAGAGTTATATACATATGAAGGTCGAGATAAAAATACCTACAAGCTTAAGTGAAATTCCGTTAAGGAGTTATCAGCAATATTTGAAAGTAATCAAGGAGTCTAACGATGAAGAGTTTATTGCTCACAAGTTTTTAAATATATTTTTAGGCCTATCGTTAAACGAAGCATACAAGATTAGCGCAAAGGACGTTAACCGATTAATCAAACACTTAACAAAAATACTTACAACGGCACCTGAGTTTAAGCATAGATTTAAGATGGGGGATATTGAGTTTGGATTTATTCCCGACCTTGAAAACATATCTTGGGGTGAGTATATTGATATTGAGAATAACCTACAATCGTGGGAGAATTATCACATAGCAATGGCGGTTATGTATAGACCTATAATTGACACCTACAAAGACACATACAAGATACAAGAGTACGATGCGCGGGAAGAGTACATAGAGATGATGAAGTTAGCACCTTTAGACGTGGTGATTAGCTCATCGGTTTTTTTTTGGAATTTAGAAGTAGACTTGTTAAAAAATACGTTGGACTATTTGGCGAAAGGGATAACGACGACATTACCACCGAATTTAGCGCAGAAAGTCAGTTTACAAAACGATGGGGATGGTATCATGCAATATATAAATTGGCTAAAGGAGACGTTAGAAACCTTGATGCAATCACATCTTTGCCTATCCATAGAGCACTTACCTTCCTCGAATATGAAACCCAACGCGAGAAAGTTAAAGCAGAAAAAGAAAGACGAATAATTGAACGCAGTAAAAGATAAATATGGACGGATACTTTAAGATATTAGACGCGATAAAATCAGAACTCGAAACCTATGCATTTGTCAATAGCATAACGCACGGGTTAGGGGATAGCATTGATTTAAGCAAGCAAACGATATTCCCGTTAGTTCATACTATGATTTTAGACGCTACTCCCGACAAGAATATAGTAACGTTTAACGTAAGGGTTTGGGTGCTCGATATAGTAGACATAAATAAAGACGGGGTAAACAATCTCGACTACGTTCACAACAATATGTACAATGTCGCTCTAAGGCTATATGAAAGTTTGAGACGGGGTGACCTTTGGGATGTAGGATTAGAGGTCTCTAGCGCGCGTTTAAATGCAATTGAGAGGGCATATGAGAACTATCTCGCGGGTTGGCAAGTCGATATGGCTATAATGATACCTAATCACATGTCGATATGTTAGACGAGTTAATAGCGGAAGCGCAAGAATGGTGTGAGGTTACTGAGCAAGAGGTAATCACGAGCCTTAAAAGTAAGGGGGTAGTTGCTACTGGTAATTTAGAGAGGTCGATTAAGTGCTATGCCGTACCGGTAGGAGAAGACAAGATTGATATCATATTTGAAATGTGGGACTACGGATACTATCAAGATGAGGGTGTCAAGGGTAAGAACCCAAGCGGAATGCCAAATGGTAAGGGTAAGCAAAAAGCACCTTTTAGTAAGTTTAGCTTTGGTACGGGTAGCGGTAAAGGTAGCTTGTTTAAGTCCTTAGATAGTTGGATTGTAAAGAAAGGGATTGCGCCCCGTGGTGCTAATGGTAAGTTTATGTCAAGGTCGGGGTTAAAGTTCTTGATTGCAAGGAGCATTTACCTACAAGGGATAGAGCCACGTAATTTCTTTACACCCGTATGGAATGCAAGATTAAAAGAGTTAACTCCAATGTTAGAGCAAGGAGTAATAAACGAGATAGACAAGCAATGGTATGAACGAATAACAAGTAAAAGATAATGCCTACATATCAAAACATATACACGAGAAGTCCTTACTTTATAGAGGTGGATGCTGTAAACATAACGGGTAGTAGAATACTTATGTACATTTGGCGCGGAAACCAAACTCAACCCGTGACGCCTACGTACGAACGCGATAAGCTTATTCCTTCTTCGAATAACACAAAGATGCTTTACAACATAAGTAATTTTGTAAACGAGTTTTACGACTTCAAAGACCCGCAGTATAATTTCAACAGCATAAATCAAACGTCTTTAAGTAACGAATACGTATATGTAAGAGTAGTGGTTTTAATTACGACTACAACCAACCCTACCTATACACAATGGGCAGAAAAGTTTTACCTTGGATTTAACGGGTGGGGTACATTTGAGCAAGGCTACAATCCTTCATTGTCAAGGGTGCATATGGATAGCGGAACGTATTACTATTACCTTCCTCATTTGGACAATACCGATTGGCCTATAAACACAAGTGCAACACAACCATTGTTAGAGCGATGGGGAAGTTTTAGATACGTATCCGAGGGTAATTGGACTATCCGATATACCAACTTAAACACGGGAGCAATTACTACTCACACCTTAACGAGTACCGATGTACGTAGGATGTTCTTAATAAATGGTCCGTACTATGCAGATGGTAATCGAGTAGAAGTAATTAACGGAAGCGGTCAAGTAATTAAGACCTTTACAATGATACCGCAAGGAGAGTGTAAGTACGAGGTGTTAGTATGCGATTTTATAAACAAGTACGGAGCATTTCAACGCACGTGGTTTTACAAAGTAAGCAAGACAAGTGCAAGTGTTACGGGACAAGAATATAACCTTATGGCAAGGGAGATTGTCAACTACGATACGCGTATAGGTCAACGTCAGCAGTTTAATGTTAACGGCAAGGAAACGATCAATGCCAACACGGGTTGGGTAGAGGAAGATTATGCAGATGTAATTCAGCAGATTATATTATCCGAGAACGTACAAATAAACGGGTTGCCCGTTAAGGTGTTAACTAAAAGCATCGAGTATTACAAAGCAATCACAACTAAGATGATTAATTACAAGTTAGACTTTGAATACGCATACGATACTATTAACTCGTTAATATGAGACGTCAGCTTAAACTATACATAGAGGGGGTTATAGTAGACCAATTTCAAGATACGCAGATACAATTAAAATCGAGCATACAAAACGTATCCGATATCAGTAAGGTATTTACGGAATTAACGCAATCTTTTACTGTCCCCGCTACCCCGAATAACAATCAAATATTCCATCACTTTTACGAGTCCGATGTTACCTCACGCAAGAGTGTATCACTTGACTTTAACATAAGGAGAAAAGCATTAATCGAAATAGATACGATTACCTTTAAGACGGGTAAAGTTTCAATGGAGAAAGCCAATCTTAAAAACGGGCAGATAGAGTCTTATTCAATTACGTTCTATGGCGAGTTAGTAAGTATGAAAGACATCTTCGGTGATTGGAGATTATCGGACTTGAATTGGGAAGCTTACAATACTCCTTACGACTTTAACTACATAGGAGATGTCATTGAGGATAACACGGGTAACTTTATTACGTATCCGTTAATTTCAAGTAATAGACTTTGGGACGTAGGTGGTACAACAACTGCAAATAACATTACGACTACAACGGGAGCAATTGACTACAAGGAGTTATTTCCCGCAGTAAAAATGGATACGATTATAAGTGTAATCGAGTCTTACTTTAATGTCACGTTTACGGGATTGTTTAGGCAAGACAATAGATGGTTAAAGGCATACATGTGGTTTAAGAATAAATCTACGTCTGCATACTTTACACCACCCGTGCCTCTTACGTATGCGGGCGCGCAAGGAGGTGGGTACAACATTGGTCCTAATGACGAGTTTACAATCTTTCAAAACTTCGGTAACCCGATAATTACAATTAGCACGATAACCGATACAATACAATTATATTATGCTCAGTATTTAAATGGAAGTGTAATTTCGGATATAGGGACATGGATAGTGTCTTTTACTACAACGGTAAGTTCTCCCGTTCCCGAGTATTACATAGACGTATACTTAAACGGGTTAATATTTACAACTGTTACACAGCAAGGAAATAGCACCTTTGACGTTTACTCAGAAATAAACACGGGTAACCCATCGTTAAATAGCTTGTTAACATTTGAGGTAAGGAGTGATAGTCCTTTAACTATAGACATAGACGTAACAGTAGGGTTGTATGTGTATATTCAAGGCTCAGGTGCGGTAACATTAAACGAGTGTTACTTACAAGGGTATAGCATTACTACAACGGCATTGCAAGACCTAAAGCTTCTTGCTCCTGAGATAAAAGTAATCGAGTTTATACAAGGGATAATTAAGATGTTTAACCTTACTATTATACCTAATTCGAGCACCTCATTTAGATTAGAAACACTTGAAAATTGGTATGCGGAAGGTAACGTGTATAACGTAAGCAAGTATACGGATGTTACCTCAATAGAAGTATCAAGGGTAAAGTTATATCAAGCGATAGATTACAAGTATCAAAAATCGGAATGCTTCTTAAACAAAGCATTTCAAGGCAACTTCTATAGAGAATACGGAGATTTGTCGGCTACATTTCCTTACGACGGAGGTTCGTATAAAATAGATTTGCCGTTTGAGGATTTACTTATACAAAGGTTCAGCGGTACTACAACGTGCGTTGGGTATTCGTTAAACCTTAACTTTCAGCAATATATCCCTAAACCTATAATTCTATACAATGACGGGTTAAAAAATACGGGAATATATATAACGGACGGCGGGACAAATAGGTTGCTGACCACTTATACGCTAATGGCTACGGATGCGACCATAAATGGGTTTGTGTATAGCTTGAACTTTGGAGCCGAAATAAGTGTATTCTATAACCAAATTGTACCGAACGGATTGTATGCCACATACTATCAATCATACATACAAAACTTGTTTAACCGCAAGAATAGATTGGTAAGCGTAAAGATGAAGTTGCCGTTATGGATTTTAACGTCATTAAATCTAAACGATAGATTAGTAATTAGAGATAAGAGATACATTATCAACGATTACACAATTAACTTAAGCACGGGTGAAGCTAACTTTATATTGTTAAATGACTTTAGAGCAATACGACCACAGCAGTCAACTATAGTAACCCCCGTTGGCAATCCTGCAGTGCAGTCTTTAATTAGCATGCCAAGCACGGAAACGAGTGTAGATATTGTAGTGCCAAACGATATATTAGCAAGCGAATCCCAAGACCAATTAATAACGGAAAGCGGAGATACACTTGTAACACAAACAAGTAATTTAACCGTAAAACCAACACATTTAACGCAATCAGGATTTATAACTATAACAAGTACATACACGCACGCTACTGAAACTTCAATACAAGTAATACACACGGGAGCATCCGCAGATGAGCAAACCATAGAATACATAAATATTTTTATAACCGAGTAAAATGGAAGGCAGACTAAATAATATAATCGATATGTTAAGCATTATAGATAAAGACGAGGTATCGTTTAGAATTGATTTTGCAAAGGGTAAATACAAGATGCCGACTACACTTAAAGAGGGCATCAAATTAGCTAAACGAATTAGAAAGTATGGAAACAACGAAGGTAACTTTAGAGGTAGAGTCTAACGTAAATAACGTTGCTCAGGAATTTGACAATTTAAATCAATCTATACAAGATAGTGAATCTGCGATAGACGGGTTAAGTTCTTCTACAAGTAAGGCGGGAAAATCATTTGACAAAATGGGTTCTCACGGTGCTAAAGCTATGGACCAAGTTATGACTAAAGGTCAAAAGATAGAAGGCACTTTACTTGCGGGTGTGCATGCAACTAACGCGGGCGCGCAAGCCTTTACTGCATATCAAGGCGCTATGGCATTAGCGGGTGTGGAAAGCGAAGAGTTTGAAAAGACCATGATGAAGGTACAAGGTGCTATGGCATTAGCGCAAGGTATTCAAGGGATAATGCAAGCGGGTAAAGAGTTTAAGCAGTTTGGTGGTATAGCAATGAAAGCTTTACAAGGAATTAAGTCGGGCATTATGGCTACGGGTATTGGTTTACTTGTAGTTGCACTGGGGACGATTGCAGCCTATTGGGATGATATAAAAGCATCGGTTAGCGGTGTAAGTAAGGAGCAGACTAAACTTAACGAGAAGGCTCAAAAGAATGTAGAGTTAGAGCAGAAAAAATTAGATGACCTCGGTAGTCAAGAGAACATACTTAAACTGCAAGGTAAGACCGAAAAAGAAATCTTACAAATTAAAATTAAGCAAACAGACGCTGCAATTAAAGCATTAGAATATTCTATTACACAATCCGAAACAACTTTAAAATCTCAAACCGAAACTGCTAAAAGAAATAAGGAGATACTTAAAGGCATCTTGATGTTTGTACAAGCACCTTTATTATTAGTTTTAAAAACAGTAGATGCAGCATCGGAAGTGTTAAAGGCAATGGGTGTAATTAGTGAATCGACATCTTTAGCAGATGATTTAGTTGATTGGGAAGCGAGTTTATTGTTTGACCCTGAGGATGTAAAAAAGAAAGGTCAGGAAACGATCAATGAGCAGAAAAATACTTTACAAAAATTAAAGAACGATAAAGCGGGTTTTCAGTTATCAGTTAAACAAATGGATGAGGATGCTAACAAGACAAGTACCTCATCTACTCAACAACAAGCAGACCATACATTAGAGATTGAACGTCAGCTAATCGATATGCGTTTGGAGTTAAAGAAAGACGGATACGAAAAGGATAGAGCCTTAATGATAGAGGACTATAAACGTCAACGAGAGGATATCCTTTCGAATACTGAGTACACGGAAAATCAAAAAACTGCATTGCTTACTCAATTAAAGTTAAATGAGGCTAACGCACTAGAAAAGTTAGAGCAAGAAGAACAATTAAGATTAGAAGAAGTAAGACGCAAAAGTTTCGATTTAACGGCACAAACGATAGCAGACCAAACCGAACGGCTCTTGGCGATAAATAAAGAGACCTACGCGCGCCTACGCGCGGACACGCTCGCAGACGTCACGCTCACGGGTGAGGAAAAAGCAAAGTTAACCGCTTACTATAATGAGCAAGAGTTATTTGAAGCTTCCAAAATACAAATGCAAGCGCGGGTTAACAAGTTAAGCGAAGACCAAAAGTATCTACAAATAAAGCAGATGATACTCGAGGACGAATTACGCGCGATAAAGGATAACGCTACTAAGCAGAAAGAGATATTTAATCAGTTACAAGTAGAGAAGCAAAACCAAGCTAAACTCGAAATGGAAACTGCATTAGCAAACGTTGAGTTAACGGAGGCGGGTAAGGCATTAATCGTAGAAGAGTATAACAATAAGATACGAGATATAGAATTTGAAACTTCGGAATATATTAAGGGGTTAGATGAGCAAAGTGCGGCAAAGAAAAAGGAATTGTTAGATGCGTCCTTAGAGCAAGTCAAACAAGGCATGGCATTAATTGCAGACATAACTGCGTTTGCAGCCGAACAACAAACTAAATCTATTAACAAACGATACGATAACGAGATTAAGAAAGCCGAGGGTAATGTAACTTTACAAAATCAGTTAGAGCAGAAGAGAGTAGAAGAGTTAAACAAGGCTAATAAAAAAGCATTTGCTATGAAGAAAGCGAGTGATATAGCAAGCGCAACTATTGACGGGTATAGGGCAGTCTTATCTACTTATGCTCAAACACCAGGAGGTCCAATACTTAAAGGAATTGCAGCGGGAATATCAGGCGCGTTTGCAGCCCTTAATATTGCAAAAATTGCAAGTACAAAATTTGAAGGAGCAAGCTTTAACCCACAAGATGTATCGGGCGGTGGCGGTGGTGCAGATGCGGGTGCGGGTGGAACCATAACACCTGAGTTTAACGTAGTCGGTGATTCAGGTGTAAATCAATTACAACAAGCTAATCAACCATTGCAAGCATATGTAGTATCGGGTGATATAACCACCGCACAAGCATTAGATAGGGAGCGCATTGAAACTGCGACACTTTAAACATTTTAAGTTATATAGATATGTCGATGCAAATAATAGAGTTAGTTATAGACGAAGATAAAGACGGGATTGGTGTAGAAGCTGTGTCCGTGGTAAACGCGCCCGCTATTGAGGTTGATTTCGTAGCCTTGTCTAAACAAGTAATGTTAAAAGAGGTGGATGCCGAAAAGAGAATTCTATTAGGCCCCGCATTAATTCCTAACAAGCAGATTTATCGGGAAGACGATGAGAATGGTCAATACTATATTTGGTTTAGTTCTAATACTATACGTAAAGCAAGTGAGTTGTTCTTTAAAAATAATCATCAAAAGGATGCGACATACGAACATGCTAAACCAATTCAAGGAATGACAGTTGTAGAGTCTTGGTTAATTGAAGACCCTGAGAAGGATAAGTCAGCAGTCTACAACTTCTCGTTACCCAAGGGAACTTGGATGATGTCAATGAAGGTAGAAAATGATGAGGTTTGGGAGCAAGTAAAAGGAGGTACAATTAAAGGTTTTTCAATAGAGGGATACTTTGCAGATAAGCTTAAAATGTCTAAGCGGGATTTAACGGCATTAGAAAAAGTAACTCGTATTTTAAAAGAATATTATAATGCCTAAACCAATTGAAAATGGAACGACAAGCATCACTAGTCCAACGGGTGTTGAACGTGGGTGCGTCTGCGCTGACAACACGTATCACGTAGATTGTTGCAACGGCTTATTGCAAGCGCAAGGTGTAGGGTCATTAGTAGGTGGACACGAGGTAGTCATAAATCAAACAATAGTAAATCGAGTAATAAACGCAAGCCATGGATAAGGTTAAAGAATTAAACGAACTGACGGAAACGTTAAAAAAGAAAGTAATTACGCTTAACACGTTAATTGCTATTCGCCATAAATACATTATCGCTAATCAAGTAGCGCAAACATTAGAAGCAAGGTTAACTAACGAGTTGGGTGCGGTAGAGCAATTAGTATCGGACTTAAATACGTTAAACAATTTAATTGAGAGTAATGATGTACCTGAAAAATATAAAGCATCTGCTCGGTATGTGCATAAGGTAATTGAATTAAAGTTAGAGTCCTTTCAGGATAAAAATGCGACAAACGAGGAAAACGAAGTTATATAAGTATGAGCGTTACAAAGATATCAGCTAAGTTATTTGAGAAGCCTTTGACTAAGGTCGAATTAAACTCTATGCAAATATTGCGTGAAGAGTATGATAAGATACAAGTAATTGGTAATGATACGACAAAGAATATACTAAATTCTTTAAGTAACGTTAAGTTTGAAATTGAAGCGTTAAATCAAGTACCAAGACGCGCGGAGCAGTTATTAACTAAAGGAACTGAATTGCAAAAACAAATATTTGACATATTCGGTACTAATGATAAGACGTTAGATGAATTAGTAAGTAACCTTATTGAATTATCTCGAATTGATGTTGCCAAGTTAAATAATCAGGTAACTACAATGTTAGAGTTATTACCTAATCAATTAAAGTAAGATGAGTAACGTAAACCACATATTACACAAGTTATCTATCCTTAAGGAAAGACAAACTAAAGTAACCAAGTATGAAATAAAGCTTGGAAGAGTAGATGATATCATCGATAACATTGATAGTTTAGGTAACGAAATGATTACGTTATCAGAAGCCGTACGCAATGCAGTAGGATTAGCTTTAGATGATGCTCAAGAATTAAGCAATATTCAAGGTCAATTAAACGAGTTGTATCAAGATGCTATGCAAACCCAAGTAGATATTGAAGACATTGGATTAGATGTTCCTCAGAACCTAACGGATGCAATAGAGCAAGCACGCGAAATGATCGATGCAGATGTAATAGTATTAATTAATGCTTTACAAGAAGCCGAAAGAGTAATATATAATGGATAAAAAACATATGAAAGCAACGGAAGTGTTGAAAAAGATAGGGGTAGCATTAGGAATTAATGTAGACCTTGAACAAATTAAATTGGTAGATGGTGTAACCATTCTTGAAGCAGATAAATTTGAAGCGGGTGCCGATGTATTTATCGTAATGGAAGAGGAATTAATTCCATTGTCAATCGGTGAATACGAACTCGAAGACGGGCGCATTTTAATCATTGAGCAAGAGGGTATTATCGCAAGTGTAGGTGAAAGTCCAGCAGAAGAAGAAGCACCGGTAGAAGAAGTTGTAGAAGAAGTACAACAAGGAGCGAGTAGATTACCTAAAAAGATTATTGAAAGCATTACGCAAGAGCAACACTTTGCAGAGCATACACCCGAAGATGCAATTACAGCAGTAACGGAAGCCGAAGAAATAGTAACCGAAGAGGTAGTAGCAATTATTTCGGAGTTGACACCTGAAAGCGTAAACGAAGCGGACGCATCGGAACTTGCCAATGACGTTATTCAAGCGGTTACTGATACCCTTGCAGAGATGCCCGAAGAAGTAGCTATGAAAGCTTTATCTAAGATTAAAAAGTATGGTAAAGCAAAGATGTCAGATGAGGAAGCGCAAGTAGTTGAAGAAGCGAAAGGAATGCTCGTAGACTCAATTGCAAGTGTAGTTGACGCGGGAACACCTGACGACGTGACACCCGAGATTAGCGCAGAGATAGCTGAGACTATCGTAGACGCAGTTAAAGAGATTGTAGAGGAGCAACCCGCGGAGTTAAGTGCAAAGTTGTTTAGACGCGAAAAAACGCAAGCAAAGAAAGTTAAAAATAGCGCAGTTAGTAAGCGTGTAGAAATGGCAAAGAAAAGAATTGATGCTATGAAAAAGGACATGAGAGTTCCTTCTCGCAAGCCAATTAAACACAACCCTGAAAACAAACAAAAAACCGAATTAAAATATAAGTATGCCTCTAAAAGACCTGAGACATATATGGACAAGATACTTAAGAAACTTTTTTAAATTATATAAGAAATGCCAACAACGACAAACATTACTACTACGTATGCGGGTGAGTCCGCATCGAAGTACATTGCTGCAGCTTTATTGTCAGCAAACACTATTGAGAACGGCGGTGTAACCGTCCTTCCAAATGTCAAATTCCGTGCTACAATGAAAAAAGTAGCGAGTGATGACATCCTCAAAAACGCATCATGCGATTTTAATGCCACGTCTACAATTACATTGACGGAACGTTTTTTGCAACCAAAAGAATTGCAAGTAAACGTACAATTTTGTAAGGAAGATTTCGCATCGGATTGGGATGCAGTTTCTATGGGTTATTCAGCATTTGATAACTTACCACCATCATTCCAAGAGTTTATTATTGCACACTTTATTGCAAAGGTTGCTCAAAAGAACGAGCAGAACTTATGGCAAGGTGCGGTAGCTAACCAAGGAGAATATGACGGTATCGGAACTGTACTTGCAGCTAACTTAGCGTCTATTCCTGCTAACCAAGTAATTGCGGGTATACCTATTGATGCGTCTAACGTAATTACTGAGTTAGGTAAAATTGTAGACGAAATTCCATCTGCATTGTATGGTAACGAAGGTCTTAAAATTTATGCACCTCAAAACGTAGTTCGTGCTTATGTACGTTCATTAGGCGGTTTTGTAACTGGTATCGGTGCAAGTGGTGTTAATAACCAAGGTACACAATGGTTTAATGGCAACACAAGTGCATTAACATTTGACGGGGTTCCAATCTTTATGGCTAACGGATTGCCATCTAACAAAATTGTAACTACAACTACGGATAACTTGTTCTTTGGAACGGGTGTTCAAAGTGATGAAAATGAAGTGCGTTTGCTAGATATGTCTATGCTCGACGGAAGTAAAAACGTAAGATTTATTATGCGTATGACGGGTGCCGCAAACGTAGGTATCTTAGAAGACGTTGTAACATACGGATATTAATATTAACCTTTAACACCCAAAATTATGCCTACAAGTTGTTTAATTACAGATGGAAGATTAGAAGAATGTAAGGACTCGATTTCGGGGTTGCAAGCAGTGTATTTTATTAACTTCGGAATTGTTCCTACGAACATTACTTACAATACACCAACGCAACCTGACGAGATACTTACTATCACTGGTGTAACGGACCTATACAAATACGAATTAAAGGGTGCCAACTCATTCGAGACAACGATCAATTCTTCTCGTGAAAATGGTACTACATTTTTTCAGCAGACGTTAACAATGCAGTTAAAGAAACAAGATGTTACTACACATAAAAACATTAAGTTACTTGCATACGGAAGACCTCACATTGTAGTTCATACACGTAATAATCAGTTCTTTATTATGGGGTTATTTGAAGGTGCAGACGTTTCTGCGGGAACTGTCTCTTCAGGTACTCAATATGGAGATTTTAATGGTTACTCTCTTACTTTTGATGCCATGGAAAAATCACCCGCAAATTTCTTGCAATGTGATAGCGAACAAGATTTGTTAGACATAGTGTTTGACGGAGCGAACGTTCATCCATAGTATTCCTTTACTACTATAAAAGCGAAGCGTGGTTTAATAGACCGCGCTTTTTTTTAATACAAAAAACAAACTTTGAGTTATATAAGTATGACAATATTTCAAACCATATTGACTAATACATTTACCTATATACCAAGGTACGATATCGCGATAGATTACATTGAGTTAATTGAGCAATCTTCCAAGGACGTAGAGACGAATATAATACCTACATCTATCAGTACGGGTCAATGGTATAACACTATCGAGTTTGAGGATACCAACAACTTTTTAAAAGAGAACTTTACATATTTATTAAAAGTAGTAGGAGTAGATACCTCGTTATTGTGGGAAGATGTAGTATTTGTTACTAATCAACCAATCTCTACTTTTAGCGTTAACTCGGGTCAATATATCAGTAACCAAACTAATAATCAATTTATAATTTACAATGGATAACAATATAGAACAGTCGAGCATATACGTACAAATGGGTACTGCATATACGGCACCCGTTGTAAAGGAAAATCAAAAAGAAGAGTACGTAGAGTACGGAGAGGATAATCAATACTTTGAATGGTTAATTGAGCGTTATGTAAAATCACCTACAAACAACGCGGTAATTAACAATATATGCAAGCTAATATACGGAAGAGGTTTAAACGCGTTAGATGCATCACAAAAGCCAAACGCTTACGCTATGATGCGTTCCTTATTGCATCCAACATGCATTAAGCAAGTAATTACCGACTTAAAGATGTTAGGTCAATGCGCGTATCAAATTATTAAGAGTAAGGACAAGAAATCCATTGCAGAGGTACATCACATGCCCGTTCAGTTATTACGCGCAGAGAAGTGTAATGAAGAGGGGGAAATCGTAGCTTATTGGTATAGCGATAATTGGGCAGACATACGTAATTTTAAACCAAGACGAATTCCAAGATTTGGTACAAGTAACGAAGAGATAGAGATACTATACATTCAGCAGTATGCAGTTGGTATGAAGTATTATTCTTACGTTGACTATCAAGGTAGTTTGCCATATGCAGTTCTCGAAGAAGAGGTAGCTAATTATTTAATCAATGAAGTGCAAAACGGGTTCTCGGGTACTAAGATTATCAACTTTAATAATGGAATTCCCGCACCCGAAGAGCGTGAAAGAATTAAGCAAGATACAATCAGCAAGGTTACGGGTACGCGTGGCGCGCGCACGATAGTTGCTTTTAACCATAACGAGCAAAGCAGAACTACTATTGACGACGTTCCGTTAAATGATGCTCCTAATCATTACGAATACTTGGCAGACGAGTGCATGCGTAAAATTATGTTAGGCCATAACGTAACAAGTCCTTTGTTATTCGGTATTGCTACAAATAACGGGTTCTCGAGTAATGCAGATGAGTTAAAGAATTCTTTTATCTTGTATTACAACATGGTTATTAAGCCGTTTCAGGAGATTATATTAGACTCGTTAGAGCAAATCCTTGCTTACAACAACGTATCGTTAAAATTATACTTTGAAACCCTAAAACCATTAGAGTTAACTAACCCCGATGGCACCGCAGTTGAGGAAGAAGCTAAAAAGAAATTCAGCAAACAACAAGAAGACGAAAAAGAGTACCAAACTATCTTGGCAAAGCTTGAAAAATACGGC